CAGGTGTAGTAAGAGAAGCTTTCAATAAAAAAGGTCACTATGCTTTGAGCTGTGATTTAGAGCCAACTTCTATACCAGGGAATCATTATCAAGGAGATGTATTAGATATATTAGATGAAGGTTGGGACTTAATGATTGCCCATCCCCCTTGCACTTATCTAACAGTTAGTGGGAACAGATGGTTCTATCATCCAGAAGATAAAGATAAACCTGTAGAAAATAGAAGACCTCATCCAAGATTTCCAAATAGATTAGAGCAAAGAAAAGAATCTTTAGAATTTGTTCAACAGTTGCTTGATGCTCCTATTGATAAAATTGCATTGGAAAACCCTGTTGGTGTTATATCTACAAACATTAGGAAACCAGACCAAATAATTCAACCATATGAATTTGGAGACCCTTTTGAAAAGAAAACTTGTTTATGGTTGAAAAATCTTCCTAAGTTAGAACCTACAAACATTGTTGAACCTGAACCAAGAGTAGTTTTTGACAGTGGAAAATCTATGCCTAAATGGTTCGTAGATTCTCTATACAATCATCCACCTAAAGAACGAACAAAAATTAGAAATACAACATTTCCAGGTATTGCAGATGCAATAGCTAATCAATGGGGTTGAGATGAAAACACTTGGTCACAGAGTTATAAAATTTATAGAAAATTATTGTGTTCATTCAACAGGAGATTATTTAGGAAAGCCATTCATTCTTCGTGATTGGCAAAAAGAAATAATCAATGAATTGTTTGAATTGAGAGACGATGGCACATTCAAACATCACACAGCTTATATATCTCTGCCTAAGGGAAATGGAAAAACAGAACTAGCAGGAGCTTTAGCTGTATTTGGCTTAATGGGTTCTCAGAATGTTGCTCCCCTAATTCCTGTGGTTGCATCTTCTTATGACCAAGCAGATTTAGTTTTCAATTCTGCCAAGACAATGATTCAAAATGGTGATTTGAGGCATTTTGTAGAAGCTATGGAACGAAAAATCGTTCTAAAAGAAAATCCAAATGCTCAGATTGTCAGAGTTCCTTGTGTTGCTGGTGTTAATGATGGAATGAGACCATCTATGGCAATATTTGATGAAATACACGAGATGGTTGGCAATAAGGAACGAGCACATCTTGTTATAGAAAATGGACTTAGAAAAAGAACAAACACTCTAGGCATAAACATAACTACAGCTGGTGTCGAAAACTCTATGGCATACAGAATGTATAAATATGCAAAAGGTATTGAAGAAGGCACAGAGGATGATGAAGGATTTTATTTCAAAATTTATGAGGCAGATGCAGAACTTGATATCAGGAAAAAAGCAGATAGAAAAAAAGCTATTGAACAAGCTAATCCTGCTCTCTATGACTGGGTTGACTTTGAACAAATTGAAAGAGCTTATAAGACAATTCCTGAAAACGAATTTAGAAGATATTTTCTAAATCAATGGACTACTACAGCTGACAGGTGGCTTCCTGCAGGTGTATGGGAGGAATGTTATGTCGAACAAAAAGAAATCGAAAAAGGCTCAAGAATTATCTTGGGTTTTGATGGGTCATACTCAAGAGACTCAACAGCGTTGGTCGGACTCTCAATGGATTCCCAAGTCCCACATCTTGAAGTTCTTGGACACTGGTTTAGACCAATCACTGAAAATAAGCAGTGGAAAGTCCCAAGGGATGAAGTCTTGGCTAGAGTTCTCAAGTGCTTCGAAGAATACGAAGTAGTTGAATTAGTTGTTGACCCAATGGGTTGGCATAACGAGATAACAGAACTTGAAGAAATCGTTGGAGAAAATATGGTTCTCTACTATGAAGGAAACTTCAGAAAAAAGATGGCTCAAGCTTGTTCAAGGTTTTATTCAGCTGTTTTAGAACAAAAGATTTCACACAATGGAGACCAAGCGTTGCATCAACACTTGATTAATTGTGTTCCTAAAGAAACTCTTCAAGGAACATTAGTGACCAAAGCTTCTAAGGACTCTCCTCATAAAATCGACTTAGCTATTGGAGCAATAATGTGCTTTGACAGATGGTCTGATATGAGAGCAGAACCTGAAGAGCCTGAAGAGGAAGAACCACAGTTTATAACTTTATGAGAATTAATTATTTGATAACAGGAGTTGGACTCCTATTTCTTTCAATTGCAGGTTTCATAGTAAGCCTACAAGTTGGATTTTTTATTTTAGGACTCAGCTGGGTCGGTTTTGGTTTGATATTTGATATGGATAGGTTATGAGTAATATTTTAGATTTTTTGCGTGGCAGAGATAATTTTGAAACTAGAGCAATAGATGCTTCAACTTTCAATCTTGGTCTTGATGATGAGGGCAAAACAGCTTCAGGCAAATCAGTAGATGCTGGAACTGCAATTCAAGCTTCAACAGTTTATGCTTGTGTTTCTTTGATAGCTGATTCAGTGGCAACAATGCCAGTGCATAGTTTTAGAAAAACTGGAGACTTTAGGGAGATAACACCTCCTCCTTCTTGGATGGATGCTACTAATTCAATGCCTAATCCTGAAACAGATAGGTTCACTTGGATTCATAGAACAATCAGTTCATTAGCTCTATATGGAAATAGCTACTGGCTTATTGTTGAAAGAGACAATTTAGGTTTTCCAAAACAGTTATACAATCTTCATCCTGAGTATGTCAGCATTGATAGAAAAAATGGCGAGGCTATTTATACCTATGATGGCAAGAAAAGTTATAAAAGATATACAACATTGACACCTGATGGAGACATCATTCACATAAAGAACTTTGAACAAGGCTCTGAATATGGATTATCTCCAATTGAAGCTGGTGCAGAGGCTATAGGTATTTCATTAGCAAGTGATGAATTTGCTGGAAGATTCTTTTCTAATGGTGCTGTGCTTAGTGGTGTTATTGAAATGAACTCTACTCCAAGTGAAGAGTCACTAAGAATTTTCAAACAGTCATTCAATAGGAAACATAAGGAACAAAGAAGTCTCACAACATAGGAATTTTGACAGAAGGTGCAACTTGGAAACCAATATCAATAAACCATCAACAAATGCAGTTTTTGGAATCAAGAAAATTCAACAAAATCGAGATTTGTGGTCTCTTCAGAGTAAGCCCATACCTAATTGGAGACTTGTCGGAAACTACAAAACTTGGCTCATCTATCGAAGAACAGAATAGAATTTTCTACGAACTAACACTTCTTCCATACATAAACAGAATTGAACAGGCAATGACAATGATGTTGCCTAGAGGTCAGTTTGCTCGAATAGATGTTTCAGGACTACTTAGAGCTTCTATCTCACAAAGATATCAAGCATATAACTTAGGAAGGAACGCTGGGTTCTTATCAGTTAATGAAATAAGAGCTAAAGAAGACCTTCCACCACTTGATTCAGAAATTGGAGATTCGTATTTGCAAAACTTGAATCAAGTATCACTTGAGCAAGAGGAATAAAAGCTTTCATACCCTTGTTGGATAATATAAAAAGCTAACTCTTGATGCTAACTCTGCCAAAAGGCAAATAATGAAAATGGTTCTAAACCAAAATAGGTTCACTGTTGCTGAACCTCAAGAAATAGGCAACAATGACATCCTTGACTATCTAGGTCACTGGGGTGCTAAAGCTGAAAGCTTCTTGGAAAATACAAACACAAAAACGCCTGATGCAGGTCAAGAGTGTTTCAATTTTGAGATGTCTCAGCTAAATATAAAAGAAGTTCGTGGGAACTACACTGTCAAAGACTACGAAGGTTATGTTGGAGCATTTCAACAGACTGGATTCGACCCTTTTGACAAAATGATTCCTAATGGATTTATAACAATCTCTAATTCAGATTGGGATATTCCTGATAACTTCGTTTCTTATTATGACTACAGCAAAACAATTAATCTTTGCTGGGTTGAAGTAAAAGGAACAAACTGGATAAAGAGTTCAGACATAGAACACTATCGACATTTCCAAAGGTCTGTTGATAATTGGAATGCACTTATAGAAAAAGCTGGAAAGCCTCACATCAAAAGAAAAGCTCCAATTGAGTTCAAGATTGCAGTTTATCCTGATGCACTTAGTAGCTACTACCAACACAAAAAGAATGGCGCTTGGGAAAGTGACTTATGGACACCAACTCAAACCAATATTGATAGAAGCTACTGGTTAACTTTTGATGAGCTAGAACATAAATTCAATAATGA